GTTGCCCTTTGTTGCTCTTCGTTTAGCTTTAAAATCTGAATGGCAAAATCATCAGAACTCTCCGTTTGAGACCATGATGGATCAAACGCTAAAATATATTCAGCGTCTGTATCCCCAGCTATTTCAATAGATGGCGACTCTCCGTCTGGTACAGTACAAAGGGCCATTTTACTTGTCTTGAAATACCCCGCGCTATCATCTGTGAAAGTAGCCCCAAATTCTCTCTCAAACTGAGATTGGCTCATCGTTGATTTGGCTTGGTTGAGCAAATTTTGATCGTATAATTGCTGAGGGGCACAATCATATGAAAAGTGCATAATGCACCTAGACGCACTATCCTTTTGTTCTTTGCGCATAATGTTAAACTCAAATTGCTGATACACCTTATAAAGATACTCAAATTTATAAGAAGCTGAAGAGAGTGCGATTAATTTGTTGCCCGGCCATACGTGTCTTTCGTTTTCTCCCATGCGACCTTCCTCTATCAGTTGGGTTTCGAGTTTATCCAAATCGTCACGTTGGGTTGGGTTGGTGACTACGGACAAAAAGGGAACAATAACTTCATTATAAATTCTTTCAGGCATCAACGCAAACTCGTCAATAATAATTCTATGAAAACGAAACCCCCGAAGTTTTTCACCATCCCCCAACGGCAAAGCTCGAATACGACTCGTACCGATTTCCATTAGCCACTCATCATTAGTTTTAGAAACCTTGGTTATACATTGTTTGAAAAAATGGGCATCTGGGTGCATGGAGATATCTTCAATTTTCTTAAAAATCATTTTAGCTTGGCGAAAGGATTTTGATAAAATGCCAATTTCAACACCTTGATTCAAAATGGCATCTAGTGCTGCAAAAATACCCGTGGTAAAAGACTTCGACATTCCCCTAGACCAAACTCCAAGAAAATAATCCGTCTCAAACATCCCCTTGATAGCCATATGCTGAAACGGAAACAATTTGATCCCCATCAAAAGCTCTGTGGAAAATGTAATATTGTTTCTAAGAAACTCATACAACGCAAGTTTTGCTTCGTGCTCTTCAAGAAAACCCTCCATTTTTGCCAATTCGCCATTAGAGCGAAATCGCACAGGAGGCCTATTCTGTGTTCCTTCTATCCAGCTCATGGTCTAAAAAATATTGTATATCTGTGTTCCACACTTCTTTACCTTTGTAAAGCAGTCGAGGAATGATTTCTTCTGACATTTTTCGGCTTCCGCTAAATAAAAATTGACAATGTCCTCGAAACTCATAACTCAAATCTCTAACCCTCTTCAAAATAAAATCGATGCTTGCGACTCGCTTAAACGCCCTGCTTGCCTTAATCATTTTTTCCGGAGTTGACTCGATAACTACAAATAGATAAGAATCCAATTCCCTAACCCGTTGCAATTCTCTTTGAAAGCGCTCATAATTTTGATTGCTTAAGGTAGCATGTAGGTCGGAACCTGACTTTCGGTCTACATAGGTATAAGAATAATGATCGCCAAAAAGAGTGTAATCCCCTACGTCTAACTTGTGAGCATCAGTCTGAAAAGAAAAACTAAGGGGAGACTGCTCTCGGGTATCTATAGCAATCCTGAGGTTCTCAGGTAGGGCAAAAGTAAAAAAATCCTTAGGTAACCTTTCTGCGTACAAAGGGCGCAAACCAACCTTTCTGGCGGCCTCGTTATAGCTACCAAATATTTTTCTATAAGTATCTATATCTGGCAAAAAACAACTTTTGGCCTCTAAGTGAAAAGGGGCGTAACGCCTCTCTTTTTTGATTTGCCTTTTTTCAATCAACGATAAAATATATTTGCCAACTTCTGATGAAGGGGCCTCCGCGCACCATTTTTTAAGCTGCTGCTTGGTAGAAAAATCCCTCTCAAAATACTCTTCAAATTTTTTAAACGGCAACGGCTCTCCGGTCAACTTGTTTTGGCGGGGATGGTAGAGCGTGTAGTATTCCGCCAACGAAAGCCCGTGTTGCTTAAGATGCCGATGCAACGAGCTGCGCCCTTCAAATTCTTTTTTGCATTCAGCGCAAGGGTAAATTTTTCGAACTATTCGATCCATTATATTACCTCTCGTCTACTAACTCCTAAAACTCGAGACTTCCAATCAACCATTTCCTCTAACTGATCCGCTTCTTTTTCAACTAATGTTTTTTGCATATCTGCCATTTTAATCATTAATTTTCTCTCATCTTCTTCTTGGAACAGCTGCACCAGTGATAAAACAGAAGCATTTCTTTGTTGTTGGTTAGATATCCTTTTTGCTCTTTCTCCGTTTAGCTTTGCAATCATTTTATCTATCCTATTTGTACATTGATTATATTCTTCGGATTTAGTTTTAAGCATTTCGGTCAAGCGCATGGTCAAATCGTTTTGACCCTCCGTATCGTCAAACATTAAATTAAGCTTTTGTTTTTGCTGTTCGATTTCCTTAAGGTTAATATAGTCCATGCACACATTGATATATAAATTCAATTCATCTGCTGTTAAGTCTGGTTTATCCCATGTAGACCTAATGTATTCGGATTCTAAAAGTTCACGATTTTGTTTTGTTGAATAAGCGTTGATTACCTGAACGAAGCGAGGGGCCGAAAGATAAGTTAATAATCTCTCTAAACATTTTTTATCCGCAACGCTTATTTTTTCAATGTCGAAGTCCTTAAAAACAACCTTGTTAACTTTTTTGATAACAGTTGTCATAATCTTTGGCGGGGCATAGCGGTCTCCAGCGATTTCGTCTCGTAGGTTTGTCACATTGGGAAACTCTCTGTTAATAAAATCTGATAACGCAATAAATTTGGCGCTTTCATAAAATCCACGATGGTTTGTTTCACCAATCCATAAGAGCTGTGCGATTTCTCTTTTGGTCATCTCCGCGCAATAATGGCGGTGTACAAAATCTTTTTCGTTATCCTGTAAAAAGTACTTGCTGCTTTTTTTCTTGACTTTGGTGCGATATTCGAAGCCCTTTTCAACCCAAAACCTTCTTAATGCACGCCCACGAATGGTACTCCCCTTTTCGTTTGGGTCCTCAAACAGCTTCTTGGTAGCCTCGTTGAGATCACCCTCGAGTTCCTTGAATAACTCCACCCCCCTCCCTTTTTCCTCTTTAGATAAAATATATTTATTCATAAAAAATATCCTCTTTAACAATAATTTTTTTTGCTACATTTTTGTATTGATTTTTTAAGTTTTTGATCTGCTTGTACCCAGCCTTTCTGCCCTTCTCGTTGCTTTTGTATCCCAGTATACGCGCCACCTCGTCCTCAGAAATACCATCAATAAAAAGCATCTTATATACAAAAAAATGCCTAGGCGTTAGCGACCTTTTCATTTTGTCATGCAAGGTAGACGTTGCTCTATAAATGTCGAAATGATCTTCGGGAACAGTATTTTTATTATAAGAGTGAAACTCTAAAGAAAGGGGCATTTTAATATCGTAAGCATTTTTTTTGTTTTTTTCCCATTTAGCAAAAAGCTCGCATTCGTTACATTGAAGCCCGCTGGGGGTAAGCCCGCATAAGCTCGCCACCTGCCCTTCCCCTTGTTCCTTAGATTGATTATATTCGCAATTAAGGCATGGTCGCGCAAAATTAGAATAATTATTTCGTAAAATATTTTTTAACTGATTTGAGATAATCTTATTGACCCATGGTTCGAGCGGTCTCTTTTGATCCCATTGGGTCCATTTCTTATAAATATGAGCGCGAATAATCTGAGATACATCATCAAAATCAAACCACGCAATGGCGTGCAAGTGCCACTTGTAGTATCTTTTGCGTATCTCATTATCTATTACATGCGCCTTGTCTTCATAATCTTCATTACGTTCCATCCTCAGTAACCTTTGGCTGTTGGCGCGNGGCACATTCCGCCATTGACTGTGAGAGAAGCTCTTCTTTTGTTTGCTTTTTATAGCCTTTTACGCGGGAAGGATCTTTGTGAACCTCATCCGGATTAATAGGAGAGTGAAACAAGTCGCCTAGAGTTATATTATTGTCTTCCATTTCAATCGTATAGTCTAGACCCCCTATTGTAGGAATCTCTTCTGTCACCTCTTCTTCGTTTTCTGTAGAAGCGGAAGAGCTCATATCGCCAAATTTTTGGCCGCAAGTTTGACAAAACTTGGGTTTATTTAACGTATAAGCCACTTTGGCTCCACACTCAGGACAAAATATACTAGCCATTTTTATATGTTTTTGATTTTTGGGATGTTTTCAATTTTATTTACTATAAATTTTAAAATTTCGCTTCTCATGATGTCATCTGTGTTAAACTCAAAACAATGAATACCCTCGTCTGAGCTCTCCTTATCGTTAAAGGCTTTCCACATTGTCCGGAAGCCCGTTTTGCCATTAATGTCCGACTGGAGGGGGTCTCCGCAAATGAACATTTTCGTCTTTTTGCCAATTCGTGTTACTAATGTCACTAGCTCTTTAAGTGTGAAGTTTTGAGATTCGTCAGCAATAATTAATTTATTAGACCAATTGGCCCCCCTTAAATAATTGACAGGCGCGGCTGAAATAATCTTCTCTTCTGTTAGCATTTTAATTTGATCGTTTTCCAAAATCTCTTGCATTTTATCAGTTAACGGCATCATGAACGGATGAAATTTTTCATCCACATCTCCGGGCAAGTGCCCTAAGCCNCTATCTGCGCTTTCCACAATTGTCCGCACATAAAAAATATCTAAATCGTTGTCGTTATTAAAAAGCCTCAACGCCGAATATACCGACATAAATGTTTTGGCGCACCCTGCGGGGCCCGCTATGAACATTATTTTTGTTTTTTCGTCAAACGCTTTGTGTAAAAAATCTTTTTGTTTGTCTGTTAAATCAAAATGTTTAAAGTTTAACTTATACTTGCTTTCTGTTATGGGCAAAATTTTTTCCG